GAAGGGCGATTGCAAAGATTGTGCGCCCTATCAGCGGCCAAGGAGAGTCAGGGTCAGAATCAGATGGTATCTTCTCTATCCACGGCCAGCCCCTGACGATTGCCGGTAAGAAGGTTCCCTCACAGCTAGTGGCCCAGTACAGAGGATGGGTATATGCATGCGCCAACCGCAACGCCCAGGCAGTCGCCCAAACTCCGCTACGCCTATATGTCACGACGACCGCGCGCAGAGGCGACGCGACCCCCAGAGTGGCACGGAAGTCTGTTGACCCCACGATTATCGAAGAGTTCTCTGAGGCTCGCGGCCCGTTCATTCGTACACGTACTGGCCCAGATACTCTAGTCGAAGAAGTAACAGACCACCCGTTCCTGGATCTGATGGCGAATGCTAATCCTGCAATGGATGGCTTCGAAGCCTTACAGTTGATTCAGCTCTATCAAGAGCTGATAGGTGATGCGTACCTGTACAAGGTTCCGTCCCGCCTCTTACCGGTAGTAGAAATATGGCCCCTTCTGGCTCACTTAGTGAAGTTGATCCCTCACCCGACCCTCTTCATTCAGAGGTACGAGTACGGTACAGGCCCCATAAAGACAAACTTCCGCCCACAAGAGCTGGCGCACTTTCGTATGCCCAATCCCAGCTCATACTACACTGGAATGTCCCCACTGGCCGCAGCCGCTTCTCAAGTGGATCTGGCCGAGTATATGTCGACATATGAAGCGTCTCTCTTCATGAACAGAGCCAGACCAGAACAGGTACTGATTCCGACTCAGCCCCTCCACAAGACAGCCAGAGACAGAGTCGAAGCGAAGTTCAACAAGGCGATGCGTGGAGTAACGAAGGCAGGCAAGACAATTGTCCTCCCGTTCGGATTCGACCTGAAGCCCCTAGCATTCGCTCCGAAGGAATTGGCTTACCTGATCTCGACCCAGGCCAACCAAGAGACTATCTCGGCCATCTTTGACATCCCTGCGACCTTGATGGCAGCCAAGAGCGGGGGGCGGGCGAAGGACGAAGCTGCAGAGTACATGCATGCCAAGTACGGAGTCAAGCCACGTTGTATCCGTATGGAGCAGAGACTGAACCAAGACCTGGTATCCTTGTACGACAAACGCCTGTTCTGTGCGTTCGACAATCCAGTACCAAGAGACAAAGAGTTCGAGCTCAAGAAGCGCACAGCGGACTTACGCTCGGGCAAGACAACCATCAACGAAGCACGGGCCCAGGATGGCCAGAAGCCGACTTGGTGGGGCGAAGAGCCGCTGATTCCCCAGAACGTTGTCCCGCTCTCAGAAGCAATTGCAACGCAGAAGGCCAGCCGAGAAGCCAAAGCCAAGTCCAAAGGCCCCGACCAAGAGAAGAAGGTACCAGGATCCGCAGAGCCAGCCCCAGGTGATGCTACTAAGCCAGGTCGCCAGAAAGACCCAGCTGGCGGGGACAAGAAGTCGTAAAAACAGGATACCATTATGGCAAATGAGATGATCAAACTAGCTGCCCAGGCAGAGATTGCAGTTGACCCCGCCAAGCGTACAATGGTGGCCACGATTGTAACTAACGATCTATGCCACGATGGGACAGTAGTCAATACCCGCCAAGTAGGTCTCAAGACCTACCAGATGAATCCTATTGTCCTCTGGGCCCACATGTCCTTCAATCCTCCGATTGGAGTCAACCAGTGGATCAAGCGCAGTGGAGACAGTCTGATAGCCAAGACGCAGTTCGCTCAGAAGCCAGCCTCTCACGAGGGAGAGTGGCTTCCAGACGTTGTCCTGGACCTCTACGCCCAGAAGGTCTTGCGTGGAGTATCCGCAGGCCTGAAGATTCTGGAGCAACGCTGGTATGACGAGATCACTGACGACGATCGCAAGGTAATGGGCTCCAAGATTGCTAAGGGAGCCAAACGTTACATTGCCCAGTCAGAGATGCTCGAATACTCCTGCTGCTCGATACCGATGAACCCCAACGCCCTTCGCCAAGCCCTCAACACCCATGAAGCCAGCACCCTGGGCTTCATGGGAATTGATGCCTCAATGATCCCAGAGCAGTCAGCAGAGCCTACGGGTGAACCCACCGCTCAGGGGGGTGGTGAGGGGGGATCAGTCTTGTTTACACCCCTGCAACTGGAGCAGATGGGTACGCTGATGAAGGCAGTCATCGACGAGTACATGGCAAAAAAGCCTCCTGAAATCGTACCCTTACCTGCGCCTGCGCCTCCAGCACGGCGGGATGTTCAGGCTCAGGTTATCACAGCCACAGTTGCCTCCAGCATGATGCTGAAGGCAATGCAAGGAGTGAGGGTAGATGCTGCCCAGGTAAACCAGATGGTACAAGATGCAGTTGCAATGGCGAGCGGTAAGGTATAACTCTACGTACATAGGTACACGGGATGAGCTGGACCTACCTGGGAGTAGAGTCAGACAACACGTGTAAGCCTAAAACAATAATTCAGTACAAGCAAACGTAAAAGGAGTAGGCGTATGTGGATCAAACTTTTGAAGGAGTGGAGTGGCCACGCAGTTGGCACTGAGCTCCACGTCGAGCAGATCCAGGCTGACGAACTGGTGACCTCGGGCACGGCGTCCAAGATCACTCAGCCGGCCGCGATTGCCACCATGTCGGCCAGTCTGGTCGAAGCAGTCGTTCGTGGCGTGGCTCTGGCTCTGCCGGCTGCGCTGACTGCTGCGATGGCCTCTAACACCTCTGCGGCTGCAGCCGGTGCAGCCGGAGCTACTGGTCAGGGCGACCAGGGCAATCAGGGCAATCAGGGCAATGGCACCCAGGTGGCTACCCTGGTGCGCAACATGAGTCAAATGACTCCAGGGCCGTCGATCCTGGGCGCATTCGACCCCGAGACTGACGTCGGGTTCGCGTTTGGTGGGCCTGGCACGGTCATTGAGGGTACTCATGACCTCGCCCTGGACGATCCCTCTGGTGGGTTCCGGTTGTTCTCGGACTTCGCCGTGTCGGTGAGGGGCGCGAGTCGCCCGACTGGGCGTCCGCTCGACGAGCGGCTGGTCCGCTTGGCCGCGACGGGTATGAACGAAGGCGTGGATGACGAAGGCGGCTGGTTGATCCCGCCCCAGCATCTGCAACGCCTCCTGAAGTTGGCCTGGCAGAGAGCTGCCCTGGCCAGCCGCACCCAAGGCGTGCCGATGCAGTCCAATCAGATCGACATGCCGGCCCTGCGGAATACGAACCGCACCAAGGGCAATCGTAACGGCGGCATCCAGGTATACTGGGTCGCTGAGGCGGCTGCCAAGACGGCAAGTCAGCCCAAGTTCGACAAGATCGGACTGAAGCTGAACGAAATGGCTGGATTGGTCTACGTGACCAATACCCTCCTGGAAGATAGCCCGATCAGCCTGGAGCCGCTCCTCGGTGGTCTGTTCGCTGAAGAGTTCGCTCTCGAGACGGATGATGCCATCTACGCGGGCACTGGCGCAGGACAGCCCCTGGGCATCCTGAACGCTCCCTGCCTGGTCTCCGTTACCGCGGAAGCTGGTCAGGCTGCTGCCACAATCCTTACCGAGAACATCATCAACATGTGGGCTCGGATGTGGCCCCCGAGTCGCGCGCGTGCAGTCTGGGTCATCAACACGGACATTCTTCCCCAGCTGATGACCCTGGTCATCAACGTCGGCACTGGGGGCATGCCTGTCTTCATGCCGCCGAACGGCCTGGTCGGTGCCCCTTACGGGACGATCTTCGGACGCCCGGTGGTCGAGACGGAGCAGTGCAAGACTCTGGGCACTCAGGGTGACATTGCCCTTTGCGACTTCGGCTACTACCTCCTGGGCCAGAAGGTTACTGGCATCCAGGCGGCCACGAGCATCCACCTGAAGTTCAACTACGACGAAACGGCCTTCCGTTACGTGATGCGCCTCGACGGCCAGCCCTGGCTGAACGCTGCCATCACCCCGATGAACGGAACCAACACCCTCAGCCCGTTCGTGGTCCTGGACAGCCGCACCTAATAGGGCGGCCACCCCCCAACCCCACAACCCCACAACGGCCTAAAGAGTCACAATGGGCTACTAAGTAGCCACAAGGAGTCGCGACTATGCGGGATTACAGTCACTTGGCAGCCAACTGCCGCTTTGTCAACGCTGAGGTCAACGCTGACAAAACAGGGGCAGTTTGGGCTGGAGCTTGGGCCTCGATGAAGAATTATGGTCATGCGACCATTATCATTCTGACAGGCACTTTGACGGCAACGGACACTATGACGATCACCTGCAACCAGGCTACGGCCGTTGCAGGCACGGGTATCAAGGCCCTGGTATTCGACTATTGGTACTCTGGTTGCCATGGCGCGGCAGTCATCGACGATACTCTGGTCATGACAGCCCAGGCTACCACGGCAATGACGATCACCGGCACCGATGATGACCACATCTTCATCATCGAGCTGGATGCCGAGATGCTGGATGTGGACAACAGCTTCGATTGCTTCAACGTTGCAGGCACGTCCCCTGGTGCCCACGTTTGCGATCTGCAGGTTATCTACATCCTGGGTCAGGCACGTTACCTGCCGACGAAGTCTGCGATCATCGACTAACCAACCACCAACCAATACTAGCGGCAGCATAGCAGCATAGCAGCATAGCAGCATAGTATGCGCTCTAGTAAGGAGAAAGCACATGCCGAATAGCGCAATGCAATCTCGGTGGCTGGCTGGCAACTTGATGATCAGCGAGCCCGAGATCGGGCCAGGTAACTACTTCTACGTTGACAGCACAAACGGTGCAGCCGGCAACACGGGACTGACTTGGTCCCAGGCGATGGCTACCATCGATCAGGCTGTCAACAAGTGCACAGCAAGCAACGGTGACAAGATCATCGTGGCCCCGTACCACGCAGAGAACCTGGCTGCGGACAGTGCGGTGGATGTTGACGTTGCTGGTGTGGAGGTCATTGGCCTCCGCTCTGGCCAACTGAGACCTACGCTCACCAACACAGCAGAGGCTGGTGACTTCAAGTTGGCCGCTGCAGGATGCTCCGTTCGGGGCATTCGATTCTCTGGTGGAATCGATGTAGGAACAGGCATCATCGAGGTGTCTGCGAACGACTGCTCAATCATCGATTGCGAGTACGTCGACACCGTGGGGGAGGCAACAGACGTCATCATGGGCGTCGCTGCCTCCCATCTGCTGATTGATGGGTTCGAGTTCCGTGGAGCGGCTGCTGCAG